AAATCTAGTTCAAACTATTATGAAATTTATTTGAAGAATGGCTCATTGATTTCTGTAGTATCTAAAGATACTTCTCGTGGTTTGCGCGCAACTGCAGCTATTTTGGAAGAAGCTGCATTAATTGATGAGGTACCATTTAACGAAGTTCTATGGCCTCAAATGAATATTGCAAGACGTGAAGTTGATGGTAGCTTAAATCCGAATGAACCATCTGCTGCACAGATCTTTATTACAACTGCAGCAGAAAGAACAGTATTTATGTATTAGAAACTTATTGAAATTACTGTCAATGCTGTATTGCGGCCGAAAGAGTATTTTTCGTGGGGCCTTTCCTATGAAGTTCCATTGCATTATGGCTTACTAGATAAAGCTACATTAATGGACCAACGTTATTCTAATACAGTTTCTGAAGATTCATTCGCGCGTGAATCATTATCAATTTGGTCTGGTAACTCTAAAGATGCTTGGTTAGATTCTCGTAGACTTAATAAACATCGTAGTTTATTGAAGTGTGAACGAGAAGCAGCAACGAATTTACCAGATGGAGCTTTCTATTTAATTGGTGTTGACGTTGCACGTTATGGCGCGAATACTGCAGTTATGGTGGTAAAGGTACTACCCGGGGACTAGCGCTTTAGGAAAAATGTAGTTTATACAGAAGTAATACATGGTGAGAACTATATTACTATATAGGCACCACGCATTAAGAAATTAATTTAGTTATATCATCCAAAAGAGGTAATCATAGACGGTAACGGCCCTGGTATTGGTTTATTAGATGCAATGGTACTTCCATCTTATGATGTTAATACTGGTGAAACATTCCCAGCCTATTATACATTTAATAATGAACATCATTTACCGCCAGAAATGCATGATGAGGCTGAAGAACCAAACTTAAAATATAATGCTTTAATTTATGATGTTAAGGCATCAGCTTCCAATGAAGATGAAATCCATGCGGCCTTTCTTACTTCAGTGAATAATGGCTCTACTTCATTCTTGGCGCATGAGCGTGTGGTTAAAGATAAATTAATGCAAACCAAGAAAGGTAAACGAATGACATCTTATGATAGACGTAAATTCTTATTACCATATGAAATGACTTCACGGCTAATGGATGAACTTAATAATTTGCGGCTAAAGCCCACTGGAGTTGAGAATAAATATAAAATAGAGCGCATTTCTAAATCAATAGAAAAAGACCGCTTTTCTGCTCTTGAATATGCAATGTATAGAATTAAATATTATGAAGATAAAGAAATTTTCAAGAAAAGAAAAAAGAACATTGGATAGTATGCTTTTTTCTCTCCTAAAAGTAGGAGGTGAATTTTATGAGTAAAGATTTTGCTACAATGTTTGCAAAACCATAGTTTAGAATAAACTATGTTCCTATTGATTCTCGTGAACGCCTCTCCAGATGGGGCAGTCATAGATCGAATAGCGTTATGAATAGAGATTTTACAGTTGAAGAAATTGAAGAAATTATTCGTTCTGGCGATCTCTCCGCTCTTCGAGAATTGTCCCGTTACTATTATAGAACGAATGGGCGCTATCGTAATAATATAAATTTTCTTGCGAATCTTTTCTTATATGATACTTTAGTTACTCCAATTTATGAAGTTGGAGGAAAAGGTTCTAAAGTATAGATTACTAAAGCATTTTATAATGCTTGTAGTTTTGTTGAAGCACTTGATATCAAGTCCACTTTAGCGCGAATAACGCGTGAATGGCTGAAGTCTGGTATTTATTATGGAGTTCTACAAGAACAAGGTAATAAAGTTGTTATATAGGATTTACCGGCAGAATATTGCCGCACTCGTTTAAAAGACTTCAATAATCTATGTATTCTTGAGTTTGATATTACATATTTTATCACTAAATTTTAGGATGATAAAATACGTGATGCGGCTTTATTAAATTTCCCGGCTGCAATTCAAAAAGGTTGGAAAGATTATAAAGCTCATAAATTAGATAATCCATGGATTATGGTTCCAGCTAGTGCTGGGGGTATAGTTTTCTGTTTTGCAGAAGATGCCACCCCATTACTAATTGCAGCGATACCTGAGTTAGCGAAGATGAAGGACGCCGTTGGACGTGAAGAAAAGCGTGATGAAAATGAATTATATAAGTTATTAATTTAGAAGATGCCTACAGACAGTAATGGACATTTAGTATTTGAATTAGATGAAATTGCAGAAATACACGCAGGTGTTTCTGCAATGTTACAAGATTTAGATACTGTTGATGTTCTTACTACTTTGGGTGATGCTACGTTAGAAAATCTACAAGATTCATCCGCGGCAACTCAGGCAAATAATCGTATTGAGAAATACAGTGATAATGCTTGGGATGCATTAGGAAGTAGTAAATTATTCTTTAACGCAGATAATAGTTCTTCTTTAGCTTATGTTATAAAAAGGCTAGAAAGCGTTATGCAAGATTATATCAATGCATACGCAACATGGATTAAATTCCTAATTAATAGCCGTTTTGCTCGTACAGGTTTAAGTTTTGATTTTGAAATTCTTCCAACTACTAAATTCAATATTAAAGATTATATTGGATATTACTTACAACAAGCGTAGTTTGGTTATCCTCGTATGCGTGTTGGTGCGGCGATGGGCGTAAAACAGCGTAACCTAGTTAGCGCGATTGATTTTGAAAATGAATTCTTAAATCTCGATGAAAAGATGGTACCACTAATGTCTTCTTACACACAAACTGGAGATGAAAATTCTGGTAAAAAAAATAATTCTTCAGAAAAAAAAGGAAGTAGTTAGTCGTAGTCAAAAGACATAACTAATAAGGGCGGAAGACCCACATTAGCTGATGAAGATAAATCACAAAAAACATAGGCTAATATTGATAGCATGAGTTGAGGAGGCGATAAGTTATGAAAAGAAATATTCCTATTTATTTTGATAATGCTATTATAATGTCGCCTGCTGAACCCATTAATGGCTCATCCGGTCTTAATAGATTAAAAGTTGGCGTTTTTACCAAATATGGTAATCGTAATGGTTCTTATATCAAAGATGATGTAGCAGAAATGCTAATTGCAAGTGCAACTAAAGGAGATACTCCAGTGGTTGGATTCTTTGATCCAGAATCAAAGGGTTGGGCAAGTCATACTGGCCCAACTCTCGCAAGCGCCTATGGCTATGTCGAATATTTTGATGGATGGCAACCTTTCAAAGATACAGATGGAATTGAGCGCGATTACGCAGTTTTCTCTGTTGTGCTATTCACAAAATATTTCGATGAAGCTAATTTTGTAGTAGGACAAAATCAATCAATGGAATTAGATATAAACTCAATCGAGGGTGATTGGGCAAATATTGGTGATCAAGAATATTTTGTCTATACTAAAGCCGAAATCATGGGATTATGTATCATTGGTGATCATGAACCATGTTTTTCTGTATCTTCTTTCTTTAGTAAGAATGATGATACATATAAATCTCAATATGAAAAGTTCTCTTCTCTATTGGCTGATTTGAAAGCTAAAGTTGAAGAGGCTGAAAAACAACCAACAGAAGGAGGGGAACATCAAATGGAAATTGAAATGAATCCCGAAGTAAATGAACCCACTCCTGCACAGGAATTCGAAGCTCCCGCTGAAGAACCTGTAAATCAGGAGCCAGAAGCTCCAGCTGCAGAACCTGCTGCTGAAGAACCAGCCGCAGAACCAGAACAGGAACCAGCTGCGGAAGAACCCGCAGAAGAACCTGCCGCTGAAGAACCTGCTGCTGAGCCTGAAGGTGAACCGGCTGCAGAAGCCGAAGAACCCGCAGCAGAAGAACCTGCTGTAGATTTTGAAGCACAAATCGCAGAACTTCAAAATCAATTAACTGAAATGACTACTAACTATGAGAATGCTCAAACTCGTATTGCAGAACTTGAGGCCCAGATAACATCCGCGTCTGAGACTGAAGCCAGCTTACGTAGTGAGATTGCTACCTATGAAGCAGAGCGTGCTCGTTTAGAAGTAGAAAAGAAAAATTCCTTAATTGAGCAGTATGCTACTGACTTAACTGAGGAAGAAATTAGCCCAATTCGTGAAGAAATGAATAATTTCTCTTATGAAGAATTGGAAAGCAAACTAGCTGTTTGCTATGCTAAGAAACACATGGCTGGCAGTGCTGACAACAAAGTAGTTCCACTACCAGAACCCGTTGTTGACGAATTCGCGTTATTTATGTAGAAATATCGCAAGAACTAAGGAGGAATAACTTATGGCAATGAAAAGATTTCCTATTACCAATATTGAAGGCGATCTAGTTGCTCAGCATCGTAATCCCGATGAAAAGCTATATGCCAGCCTAGAACTAAACCAGGTAGCATTCCCAAAGACTGGTATGGTAGTTTCTCAGACCCCTCTCGGACCAAAGTTTGTCGCTAATGGCGAAAACGTTTATGGTGTATGCGAGAATGGTATGTGGGTAGTTGCTGACAAGGCCGCTGGCATTATTGATGCTCCCGCCGCTGCAACCGATTCCCCAATTGGTATTGTTTACACTACAGAAAAAGAATATGACCGTGAACACTATGGTCTACAACGCTTTGGCCGCAAGGTTGCAGGGGATTATCCTCGTGTTGGTATCCTAGGCCTAGGCGATACCGTAACCACTAACTGCTTACAGTATAACGATAGTGAATTTGCAACTGAAGCTGCTCTATGGGCTGCTCTAGAAAAGGATCTATCCGTAGCTGCTAATGCTCTATATGTTTGCATTGAAGCTGGTTCTCCAGTTCCAAAGCTAACCAAAACCAAGCCAGGCTCTGGCATCTATGCCAAAGTCGTAAAATACTACACTGTACCTAACGGCGGAAAGGGCGTTAAGTATCAGATTGTAAGTCTAGGATAATGGAGGTGCGACTTATGAATAATCTACGTGCTTTAATGAACGGCGTATTTGGTCGTGCCGTTCCTGCAGAATTCTCTGCCGAAAATTATGATTATGAAGCTGCTCTCCGTGATGAATTAGCAAAGCTAATGACCAAGGATGGCAAACACTTCAACCGTCACGTCTTCAATCGCAATAAGGAAGATGTATTTGAACTCTTAGAAGAAAATCTAGAGGAAGTTCTACCACAGAATATCAAGGCTGCTCTTGATATGTTCGTAGAAGTAAAGAATTATGCTCAGGGTCAGCGCCCAGAGTTCCGCGTAGTTCGCGGTAAAGTTCGCGGCAAGCAGTTCGTAACTCGTGCTACCGAATCCGGTAATTATGAGACCTTCCGTCTTGACCGTGATCGTTTCGATCTATATATTCAGGCCATTGGTGGCGCTGGATACGTAGACTTCGAGCGTTATCTCGATGGTCTAGAGTCCATGACCGATATCTACGAAGTAATCCAGGAAGGTATCGTAGATCGTCTATTCGAAATGGTACAGGAATGCTTACTAGCTTCTTGGAACGCTGCTGGCCGTCCAGTACGTAACAAGGTTGCTGCTAATACCTTCAATCCTGCTGCTATGAAGAAACTATGCAACACCGTTGCTCCTTATGGCACTCCAATTATCTACTGCACTCCTGAATTCGCTGCAGAAATGGTAAATGCTATTGTTTACAATGCAACCACCAAGATTTCTGATGTTGATATGCAGGAAGTTCGCGATCGTGGATACATTGGCAAGTTCCAGGGTGTATCCGTTGTTGTTATGCCTCAGTCTTTCACTGACGAGAAGAATGAAAAGCTAATGTTCAATCCATCTTTCGCTTATGTCTTACCAGCTGGTAAGGAAAAGATCATTAAGATGGCTTTCGAAGGCTCTCCATACTTCCGTGAATGGGATGACCATGAAGGCGACAATCAGTTCACTCTACAGGGCTATGTAAAGGTTGGTGTAGGCCTATTCACCACTCCTAACTACTGGGGCATCTATTACAATAGTGCTCTAGACGATGGATCTGGCTGGGAAGCTTATAACCAGGCTTTAGTTCCAACCCTAGACAATGGTGCAACTAATTCTTAATTTGTAATATAAGGGAGGGAACTCAGTGAGTTCCCTCC